CGCGCACTTGCTGCATTGCAACGCCGGACATATTTGAATTAAAGCTGTCTTCAGTTACGCCAGGGTTTAGTATCGAATCCATTAACGCAGGCATTTGCTGCATCAAAGCACCAACAGCAGGTGGTACTGGCGCAGGCTGAGTATATTCAGGCCCAAACTGGTAGACCTGACCATTATCCTCGTAATACTTATTCTTACGCATATAAGCGTTTTCGTGATTGTTGGGGTCTAAATACTCTTCAAATACTTCACCATCACCTTCGATTTCCCTTGGGTCATAAACAGGCTTGGGTATTGGACTGAACATCATTAGCGAGGCTAGATAGTTATGAGCTGCGTTGAATAGCTGCTGAGGGTCTTTAGCGCCTTTCACTATGCCGTAGAAGTTCTCTGTGCCATCGACATAATTGCGCTCACCGTATAGCGGCACTATAGGTATTTGAGAACCTGGCACTGTGCTTTCTTTTAGAACCTTGACGCCGTTTGTAATGTATTTCTTACACACCTTAACTTTAACAGTCTTCTTGTTAAAAGGGGCGGGCGCGTCCATAGCCTTAGCCTCTTTCTTAGGCATTGCGATTATCTTTTCTTGTCCGTCATCACCCACGGTTAAATATTGATAAACAACCTCTTTTTCATGGCTGATTTCATAATACTCAAGCAGGTTAATCTCTTTATTACCCGCCGCATATAATGGGCTGGACATTTTGAGATTATAGAACTGTTCATAGATTGAGCGATAAGGTGTGCTAAAGCTTGTAAAGCCTGCCTCGTCCTCATCAATACCTTCATCTTCTAAAAACTGCTTGTATGCGTCTTGGCTGTATGAAGTTAATACGCTGCACCTCATAGCATCTGATTTGTCATAAAGCTTTGCATTAAGGTCAAAGAAGACGCGCCTCACAGCTTCAATAATAGGGCTAAAGGCAATATCTTTCTCTGTTGATAGGCTATCCTCTGGGTCATTCTCTTCAGTGTGTAGCCGCCAAGCACCAAAACCGCAATCCATCGCGTCATCTTGGGCTATGTGAAAACATTGCTTGGCTTTGCTTAATCGCGTATCGGTTCGATACTTGCCCTGCATGAGGTCGTCTAGCTCATCATTGTCGCCGTCTTTTGTTCTAAACTGAACATCAACTTCATTCTGTCTGAACTCAGCTTGTACGTGCTTTCTCTCACGACTAATAATATCAAACTGGCCTTTGAACTCAGTCGTGCAAGCATCATTCTGATTGTCGTCAAGCTGCGACCATCGCGCAAATGCTAAGTCAGGTATACGCTCATCACGCACAGCTTTTTGTGCCGATACGTCCATCTCATGATTTTTTAATATCTGAGCATGCTTCTTATCTTCTATCATCGTAACTTCCGTTTCGGTGGCGGTCTGCTAGTTGTTTTCTTAATAACGATAAAATCGCCTAAGCTCATCATTATTGAATCCGATAAGCCAGGCGAAGGAATATCCAGCTTTTTCATTTCAATCTTTGACATCATTTGTATAAACCCATTGCCGTTAGGCTTTAGGGGAAGTCTACAAACTTCGCTTCTAAGCTTGCCCATGCAATTAATTTTAGAGGAAAAGCTAATCATTTCATCGGGGTCACAATACTCATTGTACTCTACCGCCCTGTAGGTTTTATAAACTCTGTCTTGCAATCTAATATAGCATTGAGAACGTTTATTGCGAAATACGTCTTTTATCTTGGCCGATTGCCTGATTATTGTATTGCTTGCAGGTTGATAGACTGACTCAGGCAGATATGGCCCTTCACTGCCTCTAAACATAACAGGCTCTATCTTTTTACCCTGCAATGCAACATCAGCGTTACGCCTCAGAGGTGCGCCCATTCCGTCACCATCCCATGCAAAGTAATCTGCGCCGGCTTGAATCGCATAATCAAGCGCCCAGTCCATACCCTCGTTAACATCGCCGTCGGTCTTTTCTTGCACGTCAACTATCACACTGCCATGCCGCATCACTAAGCCTTTGTTATCGCCACCGTCTGACGGGTCATGGGTTACAATCTTAGCACCCTGAGGTTTAAAGCCTAGTTTTACATGGGCATCAATGCAGGCATCGAACCACTCGGCCGGTATGATTGCATTTTCAACTGAGTCATTAAAATCACCTTCCCAAATATGGTCGTACAATGCGCGTGGTAGGTTTTGATGATCCCAAACTCTCTCCTGCTCTAACTCTTCAGGAAACCAATAATTGTCGCTGTGATTCATAACAATAACTAAATGCAAGTCATCCTCATAAATACCTGTTCTATCTAACTGAGCCTTAAACGGCATTATAAAACGCTTGCTGAATGCGTCCTCTTGGCTGCTTGGGTTTGCTGTAAAGATTAGCCGACCGCCCTTTGAGCGCATTGTAGGAGTTAACAGCTTAAGCGAGTTGTCGCTAGTTGTTTGGGCCTCTTCAACCCAAAAGTCTTTAAAGCCATCCATCGACTTTACGCTATCTGGGTTTCTTGCTAAACCTCGAAACTTAGCACCACCACCGTTAACATGACGCACTGAGCTGTTTGGATATGTGAAGCCTTCCATGCCTATGCGATTAACTTGATTTTGAATGAGCGAGAATACAGAGTCTTCTATTGAGTTTTGGAATTCACGAAAGCAGGCCACTTTAATTCCTAGCGAATCTATGCGCTCAGCCTCAATAGTTGCGATTGATAATGATTTGCCTGAGCCACGACCACCGATAATAATATTAAACCGCTTGGGGTTAGTCAGCAGAGGCGCTAGCTTGGTTGGTATTGTGACAGTGTAAGGCTCTTGAGTGTCTAGCCAATCTCCATTAACAAACTTTATTGACCTTGTATGCCCTTTGTCTGCATCGAATAAGCCGTATACTTGAGAAACCTTCTTACCAGTATTAGCCGTTATTTTACTCTCTAGCTCCTCAATCTTCTTTGCTAATGCTTTGCTCATATAGTTTCTCTAGCTCCTCTATACGTGCTGCATGGTCTTCTAACTCTTCAATGGTTGATGCGTCTTTGACTATGTCCATCAGCATTTTACCTGCATCAATAGGTATTGCGCCGTCACTAATGGCTTTTATAATCGACTCTGCCTGGCTAAGCTTTGTTGCCCCTTCACCTGTTGGCAGCTCAAATTCATAACTTGGGAACGTTGCTTTCTCGATAGGATGGAACCTTTTCCATAATTCAGCAAATGCAAAGCTATCCTCTGGGTTTAATGCCCTCTCCACAAGTAAGTCATAAAAATCATCCTGCGTCTGGCCTGCCCTTTCTAGCGCCTCAAGTATTAACGTGCGCTTAGCCTTACCCCTTGGTTTTCTATCTGGCTTTCTATCTGGTTGATAGTCTGTTGTGAATTTTTTTGGCATATTGTCGTTAGTTTGTCGTTAGTTACGATAATCATAGCAAATTTTAGGCATAAAAAAACCCTATATATGATAGGGCTATTGACAAAGGGTAATAAGTAAATTATGCGATTGCAGGACTGTGCCTCCACCTATCATCAGGCAGGCTTAATCCAAGCAAATTTAAATTATGTTCTATTTCTTTAGCTGTGGCCTTTCCGATATAATCAAAGCTCAATATGTCTTCTCGACTGCATTTAACCAATTCCATAATATTTGTTATACCATAACTAATCAGAGTATTGGATGCTCTCACGCTTAACCCTAAATCTTTAACTTTAATAGGCATAAGATTGTCAAACTCTTCTTGAGTTATGATTACGTCAATATCTGGTAATTTATTACGATTAACCTCAATTATATCAGCAATGCTCTTGTTCGGCCTTACTGTAAATTTATTCATTAAAACACGTTTCCTTTCTCAGCCTCATAACTAGGGTTTTCAGCCTCGACATAGTCACCATTAACAAGCTTATACTCTGTGACGTAGCAGTAATCGCAATAATCTAATGCCTTATCTGCTGCTGTCTTGGCCTTATCTAAGCTTGTGTAAGGCATAACTTCTCCATAATCGTAGTTTGTGCCAAAGTAAGCTACATATACTTTATTCATTAAAACATTCCTCCTTATATCGACCATCCTTAATAGCTTCAACCGACCTTTCTAGCCGCCTAATCTTTTGCCTAACGGTAACAGGGCTTAAACCAAATACTTCAGCCGTGTCTTTAATCGTCATCCCCTTATCTTCATTTAAGTATTTAGCAAGCATTCCCATTAACAGCATGTTTTGAGTCTTTAGCTTTCTTTCTCTTTCGCATATTGCATCATATTTGTCTTGCAGCTTGAGATTTTTTGTTTTTTTGACTTCTATGGCTCTCTGATCTTTGATTAGCTTATTAACTGCGCTGAGTTTAGACTTTATTTCATCTCTGGCCTTTTCATACTCTTCAAGTTTATTCATATCATTCACCTATCTGTTAAGCCTCAGCCCGTCTTACCATTGTTTCAATTAACAATTGCTGATCTTCGGTTACAGTCATTGCCCAATTACTATTACCGCTAACTAAAGCAAGCATCGCTTCTTTATAGCAGCCTATTTGGTTATCAGCCCAAACTATAGCTTTATCGTCTGCAAAATCGTTAAATTCCTCGATTGCTGACCTGCTGCCATTTACCATTTGCTTCCATTTTTGCGGTCTACTCATAATTCATTCACCTATCTGTTAAGCCTTAAAGTTAGCCTCTTATTCTGGCGTTTATTTCGTCAGTAACCTCTCCAAGCCTTTCAAGCTCGAATTGAGTTATTTCGTCATTGTTATAAAGCTGTTTTAGCTCTAAATATTCGTCTAGCAAATCTGTAAATTCCATATCATTCACCTATCTGTTAATGCTAAGCACCCTAAGCGCTCATTGTTTGGAAAATCTACGTCTATGCCCTGCGGCATCAGTAGCCTGTTATCAATTTCTAAAACTAACCTGCTTAACTGCTCTTTCTCTAGCTTACTGCTTTTTATGTGGCCGTATAGAGCGTCACAACATGGATTAAATACATCAGCCTTGAAGTTTTCCTCTGTCACCGGATGCTCTAGCTTTTTCGGCATGATCTTTGTAATCTCAATTCCTGCTGCTTGGCAGTATTCAGCTATTCGTGTAAACCAAAGATAGAGCGAGCTGTTTTGGCGCAATGTTCTAGCCTTGTTAGCAGTCCACTTCACATACCGAAAGATAGCCGCATCATTAGGCCTTAGCACTGCCTCGCAATACTCAACATCAGCAGCTTGAAATATGCCGTTGCCAATGTATTTAAGCTCAAGGTCTATCTTGCTCACTTCTAACCCTCACTAAATCTTGCAGGGTATGAACTCGGTGCAGTCTGCTTGGCTGTCGGTATCTGCTGAGATTTACCGCCCTTAGCAAAAAACTCATCAATCTGCTTATTAATACATTTACGTTGTCTTTGTTTAGCTGCGTATGAATCGGGCATTATTCCACTTCCTGTGCTAGATATTGTTTAAGTGCTTTGGCAAATTCAACATGAGGAACGTTCGTTAACTTGTCGTCCAATAATCCTGTAAACCCAACATGATTAATCAGCTCACAATCGGCATTGAATACCATATATTTAGGATTTTCATAATCATAATTACCGTCAGCAACAGATACGCTAAACCTGATTCCATCATAATGATAAAGAGGGTATATTGCATAACCCTTAATCTGCTTAGCTTGAAGGCGCTGTTGGTCGTTGTATATTTGCTGCGATAGTTCTAATACGTTCATTTGTCGGTTTCCTTAAATTCCACTTTCTTCTATAAAATCCCAGTATTCCTGTTCCTTCATAATTGATTTACCGTCGCAAATAAAATCTTCCATAAAATTAAACAGCTGATGGTCATCCCAATTAACAATCAAAACTTTCAACTGCTCTAAGTTTGCACTCGCGACAATATTTTTAAACTCTTGCTTATGGTCGACATCACCCTCAAAGATTGTCCAAGGGTTTGCGTCAGCATTTAATAGTAATTCTAATTCTTTCATTTGTCGGTTTCCTTATTTGTTGAGCTAATCT